CAAGTATGCTCCCACATCGTCATCCCAGCGCCACACGCGCTTCAGGAAGGACACTTCATCTATGCCAATGTATGGGACACTCTCAGCTTCCTTGTCCGCCATGGTGTAACGCACGCCAATGTCAGCCAAAACTTTCTGTATGGCGGTGTGATTGAACCAAGGTGCCAAATCGCTCACACCCATGGCGTTGTCATCGCCATATGTGATGAGGGCCACCAATTTCTGAAACCTCCGCACATCGTGCTCAGGGTCCAATTCATGGAAGCAGTACCTCATGTACAAGGAATTGGCCAAACCGTTGATGATGACCGTGAGCGGATGTCCAGACGGATTCGAGCCATAGAACTCCACCAAATCACCGTTGAAGTCAACAACAGGAAATGCAGTGTCTTCGGCTATGCCCTGCACGACCATCAGATCATCCATGCTGAACCCGGCTTTGGCACACATCCAACGCAGGATATCAAAAGCTGCTAAAATCAAAGCTGGTGGCATGGTCTTGTCAAACTTGCCATAATCTCCAGCAATGAGCCGCTTCAAGCCGAACTTGCAGATGTGAGAGCGAATGTCCTGCCACTCAGTGGAGAGTGGATTCGTGCCGGGACCGCACTCAAACACAAATTTGTTGCGTTGCATAACTCGCACAAGAGTCAGCAAGTACTTGCGTGTGATGTGCGCTGCATCGCCTGGCGCGCCTGTGAAGATGCGATTCTGCATGGCTTGCACCTTCTTCGCCTTCATAGCCTCATCTTTCTCGTGACCACAGAAGACAGGCATCACACGACGACCCTCGAGGTAGGTGCCCAACATCAAGTCAATCCTCTCCTGGATCTCCTCGTTGTAGATCTGAGCATCCATGACGTCCTTACCTTCGTATGCGGGCACCAGGAAGTTCCTCTTAGACTTCTTGAAAGGATTACCCATGCTGGAGTTGCGGTTGATCTTGTCAATGAACTTGACTCCAGGCATGCCGTTCATGGCCGTGAAGTCATCCAACACATGAATCTCTTTCCACTCACTTACGGGTAACTCTCGCTCAATGTCCTCTTGGAATGCAGCCACGCACTCCTTAAGCACATCCCCCTTCATCTTCTCGATTGGGTTTACCATGTCCAGTGCAGCTAGACGCCAGGGTTCCCATGAACCCAGCTTCGGTGCTACAAATGACTCAGGATACCCCCGCTTCACAACGGCGTCCCTGATGACAGTGGGTACCACAGCGCTCTTGCCATGTGGACGAAATCCAGAGAAGGACCCATACACATTGCACTTGCCAGTGGGAATGTAAGCCATGACAGACTTGTGGTGAAGCGATGTCAACTCACGATCATACCCTTGTGCACTCAACATAGGCACTCCAGACTCGATGTGGGGTTCCATGAAAGTGCACAGTCCCTTGTGTGCCAATTCCATGGTCAATTTGGCAGCCGCAACACGATCACCACCACCAGCAATGTGCAACCCACAAATCATGGGCCCACGTCCTGTGAAAGCGATCAAGGGCATACCACACTGTCCAACTTCGGTCTGAGGTGTGGCTCTGCCATTCCACACCTGGTCCACTTCCATGCTTTCACACACGAAGTGCCCACCGTTTGAGATGTTCGCCACTTTGAAGTTGGCCACCTGGCCAGACTCCGTCCGCTGCACATATCTGCCTGCAGCAACGAAGTTCGCACTATCTTTGGCAATGAATGGCAGCAGGTTCTTCTTGGGTGGTAGACACCGCAAACGAAAGAAAGCAATCTCCTTCTCTTTGAACTCTACCACTTCTGTGTCACACATCTCAGCACTGACACTTTGAAGTCCAATGCTACCTGCACTACCGTGCACAACAGTCATAGTGTATCTACCCTTGGGCAAGGTGTGTGCAGCAGTTACATATATGTGACCACGGATGCAAAGAGCCTTACCCTTACGCAGCACGGTGTTGCCTTGAGCATCCACACGTGATGTGGTAAAATGCACCACATTTGGACCCACATATGCCTCAATCTCATCAGGCGTGCGTGAATCACA